AAGTACAAAGAAAAACGCAAAACTAAATATAGAGTAAATCGTTCATATGATTTCGCGTCTCAAGAAGATGAGAAGCATAATATGATTATGCAATTACAGAGAGTAGTAGAATATTTAGAACAACTACCTATAACTGTTTTATCGTATGATAACATTGAAGCTGATGACACTATTGGTTATCTATGTAGACAAGTTCTTACTGATTCTAAAATTACTATTATGTCTACTGATAAAGATTTCCTTCAGTTAGCTAATAGTAGAATTAAAGTATGGAGTCCCACCAAAAAGAAAATGTATGATGAAGCTGCTGTATTAAATGAATATGGTATTTCATCTCACAATCTTATTTGGTATAGAGTATTAGATGGTGATAAATCTGATAATATTCCTGGTGTAAAGGGATTAGGATTAAAAACTATACAAAAGAAACTACCATTTTTGAGTGAAAATCGTATAGTTAATATGGATGAAGTTATTGATAAGTTACCAGAATCAAAAGATACGATAGAATTAAATTATAAATTAATGCAATTATCTGATGTAGATATTTCTGGTTCTACGAAAACAAAGATAATATCAAAAGTAAATGAACCAATTCAAAGATTGATAAAATTTCAGTTTGAAAAAATGTTTTTAGAAGATAAGTTATTTACTGCACTTCCTAATGTAACAAGTTGGTTAGCCAATAATTTTAATCAACTTAATCATTATGCAGAAAAGACACATAATTAATGAATGTAAATTATAATGTATTGAATAAATTTTTAGATATAGATTCACTTGACTTGGAATATCATAGAGTTATTAATAATATTAATAATATTGATGTTGAAGATGGTATAGAAGTAATATTTAAGTATTTTCGTCAAAAAGGATTTCCACATTATACTATACGAGAAGATGAAAAATATTCTCATATGAGGAAACTTAAAAAGTTTGATGTCGATACTATTTTTATTAATAATGAAATAATTCAAACGATGCATTGTTTACGATTGGCTTGGACATATTTTCCACATTTTTGGGAAATACGATGTGGTGGACATAAACAATCACCTATGGAAATATTTAATGATGATAAAAAGTTTAAATCAACTATTAAAAAATGTTGGAGATGGTGTTCTACTACATATAAAGGTGAGAATGAAGGTACTAAAAATACATTTCGTGAAAACAGATTAAGACAATCTCTTAAAATATATACAGGTACTCAAGCTGTAAGTAATTTCAGACCAACGGCAGCCAAACTTATTTATGAAAAATTTGGTGGTGATGTGATTTGGGATATGAGTGCTGGTTGGGGTGGTAGATTGATTGGATTTTTGTCAAGTTCAAGAAAACATTATATTGGAACTGAACCATCAAGTAAAACTTATGATGGATTGATGGCAATAAAAAAAGATTTTTCGTATTTAAACAAAAAGGTGGATATATATAAACAAGGAAGTGAAGATTTTATTCCTGAAAAGGAATCTCTTGATTTATGTTTTACTTCTCCACCTTATTTTGATACGGAAAAATATTCGAATGAGTCCACACAAAGTTATATAAAATTTCCATCAAAAGATGAATGGGTAAATGGTTTTTTAAGAAAGACAATAGAAAATTGTTATTATGGATTGAAGAAAGATAGTTATATGTTAATCAATATAGCAAATACACCAAAGTATAAATTCATCGAAGAAGAAACAGTAAAGATTTCAAAAGAATTGGGTTTTATCCAAGAAGATACATTACAATTAACATTATCAAGTGTTATGGGTGCAGGTTATAAATATGAACCAATATTTGTTTTTAAGAAAGAAATTAAATGAGTGAAACGTTAACACAATTCGGAACATCATTTCAGGCGAAGATTATTGCATCATTGATGGTTGATATTAAATTTATACAGACGATTAGTGATATATTACAACCATCGATGTTTGATTCTGATTCTAATAAGTGGTTAGTTAGAACTATACGTGATTATTATTATGAATATAAAAAACAACCTACACTTGAAGTTATAAAGTACAAAATAGATGAGATAGATAATGAAATTCTTAAATCAGGAGTGGTTGATAAATTAAGAGATGTTTGGAAAAACATAGAAGCTACTGATTTAGAATTTGTCCAATCTGAAACATTAGATTTTTGTAAGAATCAAACATTGAAGAATGCGATTCTAGAATCTGTAGATTTATTAGAAAATAAGAATTATGATGGTATAAAATCTATTATAGATGAAGCAATGAAAGCAGGTAGTGAAAGAGATTTAGGTCATGATTATGTTCCATCTTTAGATTTGAGATTAGAAGAATCTTCTAGAATAACAGTTAAAACTCCGTGGAATATAATTAATGATATTATGGATGGTGGTTTAGGTAATGGTGAATTGGGAGTTATTGTTGCTCCAGCAGGTATTGGTAAGTCTTGGACACTTCAAGCGTTAGGTGCTGAAGTAGTTAAAAAGGGTAAAACAGTTATACATTATACATTAGAATTAAATCAGAATTATGTTGGATTGAGGTACGATTCTATATTTAGTGGGATTACTACTTCAAATATAAAATATTATAAAGAAGATGTTAGAAAAAAGATATCAGCACTTAAAGGTAAATTACTTATAAAATATTTTCCAACGAAATCTGCATCAGTTCAAACATTAGGAGCACATTTAAAACAGATAGAGTTAAGTGGAACTAAAGTAGATGTGGTTATTGTTGATTATGCAGATATTATAATGCCTACAGGATTTTTTAAAGAGAAACGACATGCCATTGGTAATATTTATGAAGATTTAAGAGGACTTGCTGGAGAATTAGAAGTACCTATATGGACAGCATCACAGGCTAATCGTTCAGCGTTAGAAGAAGATGTAATTGGTGCTGATAAAGTTGCTGAGGATTATAGTAAAGTGATGACTGCAGATTTTGTTATGAGTATGAGTAGAAAAGCAGAAGATAAAATAGCAAATACAGGTAGATTTCATGTAATTAAAAATAGATTTGGTATAGATGGAGTTACATATCCATCAACTATAAATACTAATATTGGGTTAGTTAAGATACATGAAGGTAGTAGTCAGTTTGGAAGAGAGGCACAAAGTAAGATGGATAACAGTCAAGAGTTTTTGAGAAAAGAATTAGCTAACAAATATAAAGATATGGAAAAAAAAGTTGATGGATTTGAATAAAATACTATTTAGATTGAATATATATTATATTTATTAGTGTTACGGACAAAAGATTATAAGAGGAATTATAGATGGAGAAATTTGTTTTATCAGAAAATTTTATAACTAAGTACAAAAGAAAGAAACCCCCATTCGGTTTTAACGGTTTAGGTGAATTAGTTTATATGAGAACCTATTCTCGTATTAAAAAAAATGGCAAAAATGAAAGATGGTGGGAAACCATTCAACGGGTTGTAGAGGGAACGTACTCTATGCAAAAGAATTGGATTGATTCACATCAATTAGGGTGGAATCCGTGGCAAGCTCAAAGGTCGGCACAAGAGATGTATGAGCGTATCTTCAATATGAAGTTCTTGCCACCCGGCCGGGGACTTTGGGCAATGGGAACTCCTATTACCGAAGAAAAAGGTTTATACGCCGCCCTAAATAACTGTGCTTTTGTTTCTACTGGTACTATAAAGGATGATTATTCAAAACCATTCTGTTTCTTAATGGATGCAAGTATGTTAGGTGTAGGAGTTGGTTTTGATGTAAAAGGTGCTGGTGAAATTATAGTAAAAGGTATTAATCGTGATAGAAATGAAGAAATTTATATGATACCAGATACTCGTGAAGGTTGGGTTGAATCATTACGATTACTGTTGGAAGCATATTTTCATGGACTTCCACATATCGAGTTTGATTATAATCAAATTAGACCAGCAGGAGAACCAATAAAAGGTTTTGGTGGTGTATCTAGTGGACATGAACCATTGAAGGAAGTACATGAAGAAATTCGTAAAATATTAGATGATAATTCAGGTGAACCGATATCAGTAACTACTATAGTAGATATAATGAATTTGATTGGTAAGTGTGTTGTTGCCGGTAATGTAAGACGAACAGCAGAAATTGTATTTGGTGATCCACAGGACGATGAGTATTTAGACCTTAAAAATTATGAAGTAAATCCACATAGAGAACAATATGGATGGACGAGTAATAATAGTATTTTTGCTGAACTCGGTATGGATTATAGTGAGGTATGTAAAAGGATAAATGGTAACGGAGAACCTGGTTTTGCTTGGTTAGAAAATATGAGAGGTTATAGTAGACTTAAAAATGGTAAAGATAATAAAGACCATAGAGCGGCAGGTGGAAATCCATGTTTAGAACAAACATTAGAATCATATGAGTTATGTTGTCTTGTTGAAACTTTTCCAAATAATCATGAGTCAATAGAGGACTATAAAAGAACATTAAAATATGCCTATTTGTATGCTAAAACAGTAACACTTGGAAAAACTCACTGGCCTGAAACTAATCGTGTGATGTTGAGAAATCGTAGAATAGGATGTTCTATTAGTGGTATTGCACAGTTTATTACAAAACACGGAATGGAAGAATTAAGAAAGTGGTTAGAAAAAGGTTATAAAATTATTCAAGAGTGGGATAATATGTATTCTGATTGGTTTGCTGTTCCAAAATCAATTAAAACCACATCAGTAAAACCAAGTGGAACTGTATCTTTATTAGTTGGAGCTACTCCAGGTATGCATTATCCAGAGTCAAGATTTTATATAAGACGAATGAGGTTATCAAAACATTCAGAATTACTAGAACCATTGAAAAAAGCAGGTTATACAATAGAACCAGCATTTGGTTCAGAAGATTCAACAATGGTTGTAGAAGTGCCGGTTGATGTAGGAGAGGGTATAAGAACAGCGGCTGAACTTTCGATTTGGGAACAATTCAGTTTAGCCGCGTTCTTACAACGACATTGGGCAGACAACCAAGTTAGTTGCACCGCTACGTTTGATCCTGATACTGAGTCAACTGAACTACCACACGTTTTAAATTATTTTCAATATAGATTAAAAGGTATATCATTATTACCAAGAAAAAATGGTGGAGCTTATAAACAGATGCCCTATGAAGCAATAGATGAAAAAACATATCATTTTGAGGCTGAGAAACTTGGTTATTTAAGTTTTGTAGGAGTTGAAGGTGAACAAGCTGAAGTAGATAAGTTTTGTAATAATGATGTTTGTGATATACCAGAAGCATGATAAAAGATTTCACATATGAAAAAAACAGCGGACAGGCAGTTGACGCACCTGTAGAAAAATGCGTCTTAACAAAACAAAACGAGGAGAACGTTTATGAATAAACGGAATCTAATCTCTTCATTGGTAATATTCTTTGCTCCAATTGTTCTTTGGGGACAATCAGTAGTGGGTACTGTTACCAGTGTGGATGATAAACCTTTAGCGGGAGCAAATGTAGTTGTAGTAGGTACTGATTTAGGTGCAGCAACAGATGATATGGGTACATATCATATTGACCTAAGTCCAGGTGACTATGAACTTACAGCTTCTGTTATTGGGTACTCATCTTCAACTCAACAGGTTGAGGTGGGTGAGGACAATGTGAGTGTAAATTTCGTACTTGAAGTTGATGCAATTACGTTGTCTGCTTTGGAAGTCTTGGCTTCCCGCGCTGGTGAAAAAACACCTGTTGCGTATACTACAGTAAGTAAAGCTGATATGGAAGTTCGTCTTGGTAGTCAAGACATTCCTATGGCTTTAAACACCACACCAAGTGTCTATGCGACACAACAAGGTGGTGGTGCGGGTGATGCTCGTATTAATGTACGAGGTTTCAATCAAAGGAATGTAGCAGTAATGATTAACGGTGTTCCACAGAATGATATGGAAAATGGTTGGGTCTATTGGTCTAACTGGGATGGTGTAGCAGATGCTGCACATTCTATCCAGATGCAACGTGGATTATCAGCAGTTAATCTTGCTACCCCTTCCATTGGTGGAACTATAAACATTATTACAGATCCAGCAGCTCAAGAAAAGGGTGGTAAGTATAAACAAGAAGTTGGTGCAGGTGGATTTATTAAATCTACTATCAACTACAATTCAGGTTTAATTGGTGATAAACTAGCACTTAGTGGTACGATAGTTCGTAAAACTGGTGATGGTCTCATTGACAAACTTTGGACAGATGCTTGGGCTTACTACTTTGGTAGTTCTTATCAAATGAACGATAAACATCGTTTTGAGTTGTATGCAATCGGTGCCCCACAACGTCATGGTCAAAACCTTTACAAACAGAATGTAATGGCTTATGATCAAGAGTTTGCTAAGGAAGTAGCTGATTACGATGCTCTTTCTGCAGCTGATTCTGATGATGATGGTACAAGTGATTGGGATGAGTATGTAGCAAAATTCACCAATGAAAGTGGTGATGATGCTGGTAGACTTTTCAATCAAAACTGGTCACCTATTAGTTCAGATTATAAAGGTCAACAATATTGGTATATGTATGGAGCTCGTACAGTAGATAGGTTTAATCCTAACTTCTTAAATGAGCGTGAAAACTTCTTTCATAAACCATTGGTTAACTTTAACCATTTTTGGACTATTGACGATAAAACACGAGTAAGTTCGGTGTTGTATTGGTCTGGTGGTTCAGGTGGTGGTACTGGTACTTATGGTAAAATACCTACAATGGATGCTGATGGTAATTTGGGTGATGATGACTATAAATTCTATTACGGTTCATCGCCGTGGACTCGTGATTGGAATACACTTATAGCATATAACTCAGGTGATGATGATACAGTTTATGTAGATAAATCAACTCTTGTAAGAGCACCAGGTCAATCAGTTGGTATTCTACGTAATAGTATTAATCGTCAAGATACTTATGGTTTGATTTCTAAACTTAACTATGTAGTTAGTGATGAGTTAGAAGTTCAAGTTGGTGTTGATTGGCGTACTGCCGGAATCGAACACGCACGTGAAGTACGT